TGATGCAGATTTATCTGGTACACTGAATGCAAAGTTTAAAGTATCACTTGCAGAACTTTCTAAGTTGGGTATCAAAGGCGTTCTTCAAGGCGACTTGATGTTCACTGATGATGTGTCTACAGAAACCATTGATGGTGTTTCTTATTACACATTCCAACCAAATACAATTGTATATGCTGTTCCAGTAAATTCAGATTTTGGCAAGATTATTAAAAATGCAAAGATTGGTATTGTGTGGCACACCACATATACTGGTGATGCACTACAAGATATGAAAGCGTCCTTTGGTGCAAATATTCAAGGATTGAATAAGACATCTACAGTTTGGATGGATGATGCGACATACAAAGATGTTTCTGGTTCTGCTACAATGAATGAAAAAGAAACCGAAGTTGTAACATCACATCTGTCCATGGCTGGTAAGACTTTTAGAAAAATCAATTCACAACTTCTTAACAGTTTTCTCACAATTCAAAACAGTTTCACTGGTGATTTCTCTGGGGCTTCTCTCAAGACATACAACAACAGTATGGTAAGAAAAGGACAAAAGATTACCAATCCAAAGAAACATGCACAAGGATATATTCCTTGGGTTGAAGAGGTGTTTAATAAAAAGATTGACAAACTAAAAACGCCTGTTAAAAAACAAGAAGTAGAAAATAAGAAAAAAGAGATAGTCCGTGAACTAAAGAAACATACAGTAAACTTAACTAATATTATTGAGTTTCAAAACCACATCGTAGAAGCCAAGATGGGTATTGTAAAGAAACTAAATACAGTAAAGAGCATTGGAACTTTTATCAAAACATCCAATGGATTTAAAGTTGTTAATCCAGAAGGGTATGTTGCAATTGATAGAATTTCTGGTAATGCAGTAAAACTTGTGGATAGAATGGAATTCAGTTTCAATAACTTCACTGCAATTAAGGCATGGGACAAATGAGGCCACTTTCATTCTTTCTTAAAGAAGGTATTAAGTTACAGTTGATTCGTGGTAAGAATCAAGATGTGCTTAAGATGTGGAAAACTGGTGAAAAGACTTGGGTAGAACTTAGAGGTAAACCAAACTTTGAAGTGAATTTTGATCCAAAGGATCCACTTCATAAGGCAATTCAGGCTCTTGGTAAGTCTGCAAATATCTCTGATTTCGTGAATGGTGATATTGTAAATATTAATCCAAAACACCCACATGCAAAGAAGGCACTAGACACAGTAAAGGGTTTGATGAAATGAAAACATTCGATGATCTAGTCTTTGAACTTTCTGAAAGGAAAGTAATGACACTTTCTCAGAGAAGAAAGATGGCATTAAGAATGCGTAAGATGATGAAGAACCCTGCCGTGCAAGCAAAGATTGCAAGGCAGAAAAAAAGGATGGCACCCAACTCAAAAATTCAACAGAGAGCAAATAAGGCTGCTAAACAGATAATTATTAAAAAGTTTGCTGGTATGGATAAGAATACATATGCAAATTTATCTTTAGTACAGAGACAGGCATTAGATGATAGAGTTGTTTCAAAAAAAGGTGCCGTAATTAAAAAAATTGCAAAGAAATTGATGACAAGAATGAAGAAAGCCGAATTAGAAAGACTTAAACAGGCGAGAAGTTTGGGCAAAGAACAATGAAAACATTTAAGGATATTAGAGAGGCTCGTGGAGATACTTGTGTCTTTACATTTGGACGTTTTAATCCACCAACCACTGGACACGAAAAACTAATAGAGAAGGTTGCATCTGTTGCTAAATCAAATCCAGGCGCACCCTATTATATTTTTGCATCTCACTCTGAAAATCCAAAGAAAGACCCTCTTCCATATGCAAAGAAAGTTGCATACATGAAAAAGATGTTCCCAAAACATGCAAGGAACATTATCGTAGATAAAGCACGAAACGTATTTGAGATTGCAGTATCACTACACAACAAAGGACACAAATCAATCGTAATGGTTGTTGGTTCTGATAGAGTTGCAGAGTTTGAATCTCTACTCAACAAATATAACGGTGTTGATGCAAGACATGGTTACTATGGGTTTGACAACATTGAGGTTGTATCTGCTGGTGAACGTGACCCAGATGCAGAAGGTGTAACTGGTATGTCTGCATCTAAGATGCGGGCCGCTGCCTCTGCAAACGATTTTGAACAGTTCAAACTTGGACTGCCAAAGAACTTCAGTCAATCAATGTCTCTGTTCAAAGATGTTCGTAAGTATATGGGCATTCGTGAATCATTTTCGCCAAGAGAAGAAGTTCTAACTGAAGAAGATGTATTCAGAGATTTGTATGTTCGTGGAGAGATTTTAAACATTGGTGAAGAAGTTACAGATTCATATACTGGTGTAACTGGTAAAGTTATTCGTAGAGGAACAAACTATGTTACTTTTGCAGAAGAAGATGGCACAACACACAAGAGATGGTTGTATGAACTGCAAGAGATAACAACTAAACAACTCATTAAGAATGTTTTGGCAAAGACAGTTAATAAAAAAGGATACGAGAAAGCTGCTGAAGTTTTGAAGTCTGTGGTTGATAGGAAGATGAAAGAAACTAACGGCAACTTGAGACATTCAATATCATATTATGCTGACCAAGTTGCAAGAACACTTCAAGGAATTAATGCAAGATCATTGCACAATGTATTCAAGGATAAGTATCCAAAACTTGCAAATGAAAGCAAACAAGACAAAGATATTAAAGATAGAGAAGGTACACAACCAGCAAAGTATTATGCAAAAGATGCTGAAGGTGACGATATGTCTAAGTCCACCAAACAGGCTCGTGCAAGACATTTTGAGAAGGGTGCAGAAAAGGACGATGGTGATGATAGTGCATACAAACCAGCGCCAGGCGATAAGTCTGCAAAGACTAAACCATCTCAGTATACAAACAAGATGAAGAAGAAATTCCCAGACTTGTATAAAGAGTCTAGGATGGTTGAGGATGCAGATAAGTCTCTTGCAAAGAAAGCAGAAGCTTCTGGTATCTCAGTTTCGATCTTAAAACAAGTTTATAATCGTGGTGTTGCTGCGTGGAGAACTGGACATAGGCCAGGCACTACTCCTGAGCAATGGGGTCACGCAAGAGTTAATTCTTTCATCACTGGTGGTAAGACAAGAACCACTGCTGATGCAGATTTATGGAAGAAACACAAGGGTAAGTCTGAAGAGAAAGAAGACCCTCGTGAAATAGGAACAGATGCAAGAAGGGAGATGACTCAAGAAATGACGCCAGGACAACCAGTAATTTCATTTAAAGAACACACAAAGTGTGGAACTCCCGATTGTTGCAATGAGTGTGAAACATCAAGTCTAATTGAATCCAACATCTATCGTGTTGGTTCAGAAAAGTATTATGAATTCTTCAATGAAAAGAGAGATGCCTATAAAGTGGGTGTCTACAATCCAGTAGGTTTCGATAAAGAACTTATGGAAGGCGACTTGGGTAAATATGCTATGTATCAAGGAGTTCCAGTACCACTGGACTGTCCTATGATGTTTGAAGAAAAAGATGTAGAACTAAACAAACCAAAGGTTGGTGGCCCTAAGAAGTACTATGTGTATGTCAAAGACCCATCAACAGGGAATGTCAAAAAGGTTACATGGGGAGATACAACTGGACTAAAAGTTAAGTTGAATGATCCAGAGGCAAGAAAATCATTTGCTGCTCGTCACAAATGCGACCAACAAAAAGACAGAACCAAAGCCGCATATTGGGCATGTAACTTGCCACGTTATGCAAAGCAACTTGGTTTGAGTGGAGGAGGCAATTTCTATTGGTAAAACCATATGAGGACACTGAAGTAGAGGGTGGTGCTTTTATCAGAACATTCGATAAAAACCTAAACGAAGAAGAACTGATATGGCATAGAGATAAAAGGGACAGAGAAATTGCAGTACTCACTGGTGGGGGATGGCAAATTCAAATGGACAATAAACTACCAGAGGAATTAAAAGTAGGAAAGTTATATTTTATTAACAAAGAGGAATATCACCGACTCATCAAAGGGAACGGAACTCTTAGAATAAAAATTTGGGAAAAATGAAATGACAAGATATTCAAATACAATGCGTGATATTCTCTCACAGATTCGTGAAGGATATTCACCAAAAGAAATTAAAATGGCAATTGGTATTGCATCTGACAAACGCTACAAAGGTGGTAACATGACAGGTGCAGTTAATGCTATTGAAAAAATTAAAAAGGGATTGTCTGATCACCCACAGGTAAGGGCAGTTCTTCAAAGAGTAAACGAAGCACCAGAGGATATGGAGCCGGCATCACCAGATGAAGGTTCAATGGCTCTTGACCAATTGAAGTTTATGTCTTATGCTGCGAACAAAATGATGGAACATATCCAAGGTGGTGGAGAGTTCCCAGAATGGATGCAGAACAAATTATCTGGCACACATGAAAAGATGAAATCTCTCTATGCAAATATCTCCCACGATGAGATGAAAGAAGAGGTTGAACTTGAAGAGGCAATGGCAACTTGGAAAGTTACGGTTGTAAAACCAGTAAACAAGTTAAAAAAGGGTGATAGTGTATCTGTAAAGGCAAATAATATTCCACAGGCATTGAAGAAGTCAGCAAAAGCATTTGGCGATTCCAATTTGGTTGCAGTTCCATCTACACACTTTGATGTTCAAAAAGAAGAAGTCGAACTAGAAGAAGGTAAATCATCTACTGGTTACGAACTCTATCATAAAGACTTCTCATCAGCAATGGCACACGCATATGACTTTGCAAAGAAGAAGTTTGGTATCGAAGTTGACCCTAAAGAGATTGATGACAAGGTTGCATCAGGCCCTCGTAAACCATCTAAAGGTAAGACTAACTCATATCGTCTATTAGGTAAAGATGGTAAGAAAGCAATCCAAGTTCAAGTCTATGGCATGGACAACGGTAAATATGAGTTGAACATGTATAAAGAAGAGACAATGAAAGAAGCTGCATTGATGATTGCAGAGAAACTAAAAGTCTCTGATGGTTTGGGTGCATGGATTACTGACTTCCAAAAGTCAGATGCTCCTCAGTTTGCTGGTAAGTCAGATGAACAAAAGAAAAAGATGGCAATTGCTGCATTCGTAGATGCCGGTGGTAAACTAGATGAAGAAACTATTGATGAGAATATGAAACGAGTTGCTAAGGAACTTGAGGACTATGCTCGTAAGAATGGTGGCATTGATAAGATGGACTTTATGAAAGCAGCGATGATGATGAAGAAGGGGCAGTCAAAACAACTGATGAAATTTGTTGATGAGTTGGATACTGAACCTCGTGAAAAAATTCTTTCTCTTATTGACAAAGATTCTGAACGCCGTAAAGAATATAAAGCATATCAGAAGTCTAAAAGAAATGAAGAGATTGACCCAATCATTGCAGAGGGTATGGTTGATGATCTTGCAAAAGAGTTTGAGAAACGTGTTAAGAAACAAGGACACTCATCTCGCACACAAGATCGTGAAAGAATGGCAGTTCTAGGAATGGCAAAGAAGAAGGGTGCAAGTCCTGCTGATATGAAGAAACTAGATGCTGCGATTGTTTCTATCATCAACAAACTAAATGAGGAAGAAGAACCTCAGAAACCAGATACAGCGAAAGCTGTCGACCAGATGCGAGATGACAAGAAGAAAACTCGTATCGCTCAATTGCAGTTGCAAATCGCAAAGGCACAAGAAACTATTAACAAACTAAATGCACAGGAGAAACCAAGTGAGTAAGTACCTAAAAACAAAAACTGGTAGTTTGGAAAGTGCAGTACTTGAGGCGGTTTCTCGTGCTCAACAGGCTGCAATCGCAATTGCCAAAAAAGAAAAGGGCGAGAAACCCAAAAACGAAGAAAAGACTGAATGTCCTCAATGTGAAGGTAAAGGTTGTGACCATTGCGAAGGTAAGGGTTATCATACTGCTGAAGAACTTTCTGCAAAACAGAAGAAAATCGACCTTAACAAAAATGGTAAAGTCGATGGTGATGATCTCAAGAAATTGAGAGCGAAGAAAGAAGAAACTGAACTTGATGAGGCAACAATGATTACAGGGTTGTCTCAAAAACAAGCA